TTCGTTACATCCGCGCTGCCGACCGCCGGACAGATCGCAGGCCGCCGGTGCATCACATCCGCAGCGCTTTGCCGAACATGAACAGAGACCGCAGAAAGAAAAGAGAGGGTGACTGAAATGATAGGCTATGATTCCCAGAGGCCGACAGATACACCGGAATACAGGCGCTGCCCTGATTGTGGAGATATTGTTGACTGGGATACGATGATCTGGCTCAATGGCCGTTGCACCTGCCCGAAATGCTATCAGCGCAGGAAAGCAGAAGAAAGAATTTCAGAAATGGAGGATACGCAATGACGGCGAAGGAATATTTGCAGCAGTACCGCGATGCTGTTCGGAGAGCGACTGCGGCGCAGGATCATCTTGCGGAGCTCAGGACCATCGCAGAGAGGATTACACCGAACTACGGTGCAAGCGGCGGCACACATCAGACCGGTGACCGGCTCGGAAATGCTATTGCAAAAATTGTTGACGCTGAGGCGCGGGTTGATCAGGAAATCACGATGCTGATTGCAACCGAGCGAGAAGTCGAGTGGACGATCAATGCGGTTGATAACAGCATATTCCGTAAGCTACTGTATGAGAGATATATAAATGGTAAGACATGGGAAATGATTGCGGTATTGCTGCACTATTCTCACCAGCATGTGGTACATGTCCTGCATCCAAAGGCGCTGAACGCTGTGAAACATCTAATTGAATCTAACATTCGACCTGTGCTATAATATAAACTGAGAAAAGCGACGGAGCAGGATGAGCTTTTCCGGCGGTGCAGCGTGCGCCGCCCTTTTTATGCTCCGTGATCATGACAGCAGCGTCCGGTTCCTCTCGCCGGACGCTTTCCTATGGGGTGATTGGATGAGGCTCACAGAAAAACAGAAACGGTTCTGTGAGGAATACCTCATAGACCTGAATGCAACGCAGGCGGCGATCCGTGCGGGGTATAAGCAGAAAACCGCATATTCGCAGGGACAGCGGATGTTGAAAAATGTTGAAGTTCAGCAGTATATCCAGCAGCTCATGCAGCACCGCTCGGAGATCACCGGTATAACCGCGGAGGATGTTCTGCGCGAGCTGAACGCAGTCGCAATGGCTGACACCGAGATCAAGGGCAGCGACAAAATGAAAGCGCTGGAGCTGCTCGGTAAGCATCTCGGAATGTTCTCCGAGAAGCCGGAGGAAACGGTAAAGACGGCTGTTTATGCCGGCATCCCCGCTGCACTGATCGCCCCCGCTTTTCAGCCGGTGCTGCTGGATATTGCTGACGGCGGGCATACAGAGTATGACTTTCCCGGCGGGCGCGGCAGCACGAAGTCTTCATTCATTGCGCTTGAGATCGTTGATCTGATCATGCGGACACCTGATATCCATGCCTGCGCTGTGCGAAAGGTCGGCATTACACTTCGTGATTCCTGCTATGCAAAGATCTGCTGGGCAATCGCGGCACTGGGGCTGGAAGCTGAGTTTGACTGTACGGTCTCCCCGATGGAGATCACGAAAAAATCCACCGGGCAGAAAATATACTTCCGCGGGGCTGATAAGCCGGACAAGCTGAAATCCATCACACCGTCATTCGGATATATTGCGATCCTGTGGCTTGAGGAAATGGACCAGTTTGCCGGCGAGAAAGAACTGCGGAGCATGAAGCAGTCTATCATTCGAGGCGGAGAAGAAGCAACCGTATTCTGTTCTTTCAATCCGCCGCGTTCCGCAAACAACTGGGCAAATGACTATGTGCTTTCCCCGCCGGACAGCCGGCTTGTAACGCGCTCCGATTATCTGACCGTTCCGCGGAAATGGCTCGGCCAGCCGTTCCTTGACCTTGCGGAGGAGCTGAAGGAAAAGAATCCGGCAGCGTATGAAAATGAATATCTCGGCATAGTGAACGGCAGCGGCGGCAATGTATTTGATAATCTCGATATCCGGCCGATCAGCGATGAAGAGCTTGCGCAGTTCGATAATATCCTGAACGGCGTGGACTGGGGCTGGTATCCGGACCCGTTCGCATTTGTCCGCGTACACTACGACGCTGCACGGATGACACTCTATATCTGGCAGGAATATGTATGCAATAAGCAGAAGAACCGGGAGACTGCGGAGAAGCTGATCTCTCTCGGCATCACTCCGGCGGATATCGTAACCTGTGACAGCGCTGAGGAGAAATCCGTCAGTGATTACCGCTCTTACGGCATCAACGCCCGTGCAGCCGAAAAGGGACCGGAATCGCGTCGGTATTCGTTCAAATGGCTGCAATCGCTCGCGAAGATCGTGATTGATCCGGCACGCTGCCCGGTCGCAGCACGGGAATTCCTGCATTACGAGTATGAGCGCGACAAGGAAGGAAACATTATCAGCGGCTATCCTGACGGGAACGATCACTGTATTGATGCAGTGCGCTATGCGGCGAACCGGATCTGGAAGCGCCGCGGACAGTGAGGTGTGCTCATGCATATATTGGACAGGCTGAGAAGCCTTGTGAACGAGGTGATGCATAAATTGATCCCATACAAACAGATCGAACAGGCGGGACATTTTGAATCGCCCGTATCAGCAAAAATGGCGGCCGCACATACGCTGTGGGCACAGATGTATCAAAATCAGGCGCCGTGGCTGGCGGATGACGGGATGAGATCCCTGAATCTGGCGGCTTTTATATGCTCCGAGCTTGCAAGACAGGTTGTCATGGAGCTAAAATGGAACATTACCGGAACACAAAAGGATGCGGGTGATGCTCCGCAGAACAATCCTCGGGCATCGTATCTCAGCGATGAATTCAGTAGATGCATGGGCATCACGCTGCGGGAGAAGCTCCAGCAGGGCATGGCATCCGGCGGCATGGTGATCCGGCCTTATCCGGTCGGCGGCAGGCTGTTCTTCGATTTTTCACCGGACTGGTGTGTTTATCCGGCTGCCTTCAACGGCAGCGGCGATCTGACCGATGTGATCTTCCGGGATCAGCATACGGACGGCAAAACGATCTATACCCGGTTAGAACGGCAGACCGTCAGCGGAGACGATGTTGTCATTACGCAGCGCTGCTTCCGCTCTCAGACGCCCGGAACACTCGGAACCGAATGCCCGCTCACGGCGGTGCCGCTCTGGGCGGAGCTTGCACCGGAGCTCACAGTAAACAATACAGGGGGCAGGCCGCTGTTCGGCCGCTACAGAGTTGCGTCCGCGAATACCGAAGATCTGGATACCGTTCTCGGTTCATCCGTATTCGCCGCAGCAGCTGACTGCATCCGGGACGCAGACGAGCAGTATTCCCGCCTGATATGGGAATTCAGGGCGAAAGAGACTGCGATTGATGTCGATCCGACTGCACTGCTCCCTGTGGGAAACGGTGCCCGTGCAGAGCTGCCGAAGCTGGAACGCAGACTGTTCCGTGCGTTGGATCTGGGGCATGAAGACACCTATCATGTTTATGATCCGCCGATCCGGGATGTGTCGATCCTCAACGGCCTGAACAGTATCTTCTGCCGGATTGAGGATCTTTGCGGACTTGCCCGCGGGACGGTCTCCGATCCGAATGAGCAGGCGATGACCGCAACGCAGATCAAGATGATGAAGCAGCGGACATATGAGACGATCAGCGCAAATCAGCAGGCGCTTGAAAGCTGTCTGCGCGATGTGATAAGGGCTATGGATATTTATGCATCCGCGCTCGGACTTGCGCCGCCCGGCGAATATGATGCTTCCTTCGAGTGGGATGACAGTGTGATCGTCGATACGGATCAGCAGCTCAATGAACGGCTCTCTCTGGTGAATGCTGGTGCGATGAGCAAGGCAGAGCTGCGGATGTGGTATCTCGGTGAGACGCAGGCGCAGGCTGAGGCAGCCGTGCGGCGCATCGCAGCGGAACAGACGGAAAGTATGCTGCCGGATGATTTCCCGACAGGTGATATGTGATGCCGGAGGGAAAGACGCTTGAAGCAGCCGTTGAGAAGATCATGCAGCGGCTCCGCTCCGTCAATCTGCTGTATATCCGGAAGATTGCGATGCAGATCCGGAAGATCGGAGAACTCGGTCAGGCAAGTGTCAACCGTCTTGTCGCTATGGCGGATATGAATGCGGATATCGGTGAGATCACGGAACGGCTGCGGCGAATTACGGCAGTCAATAACCGCACGCTGCAAAAGGTCTTTCTGCGTGCGATGAATGAACAGTATACAGATTCGCGCTTCGGGCGGTATCTCGCTAAATATCCGCTGAAAAATGCGCAGCGGCAGCGCATCGGGCATTATGTGCAGGCGGTTTACCGGCAGACTGCCGGAACGCTCGCCAATCTCTCAAACACCACCGCCGTTACGATGCGGCAGACCTACATCGGCGCGATCGACAGCGCGATTCTCGCAGCATCGACCGGCGTTGCTTCATACACCGAAACGATGCGTGACACGCTCCGGCAAATCGGCAGAGCCGGGATGCAGGTGCGGTATGCATCCGGATACCGCAGGCGGCTCGATACGGCAGTCCGGCAGAATATTGTTGACGGCATCAACCAGATCAGCAAGAATGCGAGTGTCATGATCGGCGAAGAAATCAACCGGCAGGCCGGCTCGGATGTTTATGACGCGATCGAGATCAGCGCACACGCCCGCAGCGCGCCGGATCATGAGCCGGTGCAGGGTCATGTGTTCATGAAAGCGGAATGGGAGAAGCTGCAGGCGGGGCTTACCAGCCGGGACATCGACGGCAGAGTGTTCGCAGGCTTCCGCCGGCCGATCGGAGAATGGAACTGCCGGCACACGCCGATGAGCTTTTCGACAAAGTGGTCAAAGCGCAAGTGGACGGACGAGCAGCTCCGGAAATTCATCGACGAGAACCGGCAGGGCTGTGAAATTGACGGTAAGCACAGGACGCTCTACGAGGCCATGCAGATGATGCGCGAGATCGAGACCGCCGTGCGCCGCGAAAAGGACACCGCAGTTGCCGCGCAGGCGGCCGGAGACGATGCCCTGCGGCAGCAATGCCAGCGGAATATCAACGCGCTGGTGCGGCGCTATGCGGAGATCGCGAAGGCTTCCGGCAACGCGGAAAAGCGGCAGCGCATGACCGTCGAGGGGTTTAGAGCCGTGAAAGCTAAATACTCGGATGTCTTGACAAAGCTAGGGCCGGATGGTAAAATAGACTTAGACAGGTTCCAGAGAGACCTCGCGGCGGGGCGCATTAACACGACAATTGATACAAAACAGCAGCCGAAACATATGCTGACACCTGAATGGAAGAATCAGGTTAAGCAGGCAATCAAGAGCGGTGGAAAGCCCAAGAGCAGACTCGCAAAAGGAATAGACCCGCAGGAAATAGTCGCGCAATACGCCGGGACGGGGGAGCCGCGAGTTTACAAGGGGAACCATTGCGTGGATGAGTTTATAACACTCCCACAAATCGCAGGAGTTACATTTGACGCAAAGGTGGGCAAATTCATCCCGACACATCGAATCCAGATAAAGTACACAAATGCCGGAGTGCATATACTGCCCGTTTTAGAAAGGAAGTGAATAGCATGGATTGGCGAAATCGAAAAATTGAGCAGCTCCAGTTCCACAGAGCGCGCATTCAACTGAAAGACGGGACAGTCCTCGTCGGAACAGCCGACTGTGTCTGCGACGCATCCGAAGGGGACGGCGCTGACATCGAGGGTCTCGCGTTTGACGCTGACGGCGAAAAATACGGCACGATCATCCGGGAGGACGACATCGCGCAGTTTGAAATTTTAGACTAAACCGCCCTGAGTCATCAAGGCGGTTTGCTCATGCCCACAAACCGAAAGGAGTTTATCACATGGACGACTGGAAAGAACGGCTGAAAGCTGAATATGCGCAGCTCAAAGAGCGCTACGAGAAGCTGAAAGCCTACAATACACGGCAGGAGGTTTCACGCCACATTGAACCGCTTAAACCGATTTGCAGCGAAGCAGATGCCAAAGAACGCGAAAGCGGGAATTACCGCGAAGATCTCATGCAGCGTCAACAAGGCATTATGGGCGAATACCTGCACGTTCTGGAGCTGCGTGCTGCTTTAGAGAACATCGAGCTGTAAAAAGGAGGAAAGAACATGGAAAGCGCATCCAGACTTGAAATCACCTTCAAGAGCGGCGACACGATCACCTACCGCGAAGGCGAATGGGATGACTACGGCTATGACGGCAAGGCGATCAGCGTGAAGCTGAAAGGCGCATGGATCGGCATTTACAATTTCGACAGCGTGTTCAGTGTCGAGCTGAAACCGTAACTGACATAACTTCATACGGAATCAGGCATCTCGAAAGAGGTGCTTTTTTCATACACTTGTCCGGAATGACGCGAAACTATCAAGCGGAGCGGAAAGAACCGCGACACCAAACTGAAACGCGAAAGGAGAAACCACCATGAAACGGGAAGATGTTTCCAGAATCTTTGAGGGCGCGACGGACGATCAGATCAGCGCGATCCTCGACATCAACAGCCGGGATATCGGCAGCGCCAAATCCAAGGGAGATCAGCTCACCGAGCAGATCACTGCCCTGAATGCACAGATCACGCAGCGCGATGCGGATATGACAGCCCTGCGTGAAAAGCTGACCGCAGCACAGGCCGATGCCGGCAAGCTCACCGAAGCACAGTCCGCCCTTGCCGATTTGCAGGCGAAGTATGCAGCGGACAGTCAGGCGTGGGAATCGCAGCGCAAGGCACAGGCTTATGAATTCGCTGTGCGGACGAAGGCAGGAGAGCTGAAATTTTCCTCGAATGCAGCGCGGAATGATTTTATCCGCAGCGCGGTCGGCAAACAGATGCAGCTCGACGGCAATCAGATCCTTGGCTTCGATGATTTCGCAAAGGCATACCGCGAGGCGGATCCGTCCGCATTTCTGCCGGATGCGCCGCAGAAGCCCGCGCCGACGATTTCACTGCCCGGCACACACAGCCCGCAGCCGGCAGGAGCAGAGCCTTCCTCTCTCCGCGAGGCACTTTCCCGGAAGTACAACACACAGAAAGGATGAATCTGAATGGCAATCACACTTGCAGAAGCAAAGGTCGGCATGGCCGACAAGGTCGATCAGCAGGTCGTGGATATGTTCCGCCGCAGCTCGCTGCTGCTGGATCGCATGACCTTTGATGACAGCATTTCCCCCGGCACCGGCGGCTCTACGCTGACCTACGGCTATGTGCAGCTCAGCACGCCGGCCACCGCGAATGTCCGTGCCATCAACACGGAGTACACCGCGAACGAGGCGAAGCGCGAGAAGAAGACCGCGAACGCGATCATCATGGGCGGTTCCTTTGAGATCGACCGTGTGATCCAGAATACCAGCGGCGCGATCGACGAGCTGTCGTTTCAGGCGGAGCAGAAGATCAAGGCAACAGCAAATCAGTTCCACAATCTCGCAATCAACGGCACCTCGGCTGCATCCGGCGCGGGCTATGTGACCGGAACATTTGACGGTCTGCGCAAGCTGCTCGCCGGTACATCGAGAGTCGTGACGAGCGAGGTCAGTCTGGCAAGCTCCGCCGAGGTGACGAGCAATTACGCTGCATTCCTCGATGAGCTCGATGCGTTCCTTACCTGCATTGACGGCAAGCCGGATATGCTGCTCATGAACAGCAAGATGCTGAACCGGATCCGTGCCTGTGCGCGCCGTGCCGGCTATTATGAGCGCAGCAAGGACGATTTCGGCAGAGTCGTCGAGACCTACAACGGCATTGCGCTGCTCGATGCCGGTCAGTATTACAACGGCACGAATTCGGTCGATGTTGTCGGAACCTCCGCTGCTACATCTGCGGCTGCCGGCAAGACGGATATCTTTGCGGTCTGCCTCGGTCTGGATGCGTTCCACGGTATTTCCCCGCTCGGCGGCGGTCTGATCAACAGTTATCTGCCGGATCTGACACAGCCCGGTGCAGTGAAGAAGGGCGAGGTCGAGCTTGTCGCGGGTGTTGCGCTGAAGAATACGCTGAAGGCCGCACAGCTCACCGGCATTTCGATCCTGCCGAAGACAACCTGATGAAAGGAGGCGGCGGCATGGCGTATCTGACCTATACAGAGTATCAGGCATACGGCGGAACAGTACCCGAAGCAGCGTTCCCGGCAGCAGAATTCAAAGCCCGCAAGCGGATTGATCGCCTGACAGACAGCCGCGTGCAGACGATGACAGTTGTCCCGGAGGCTGTCAAGCTGTGCATGACAAGTATCATCAATGCAGATGCAGCGGCCGGTGCAGATGCCCTGGCAGAAAAGCCGCTTGTCGCCGCCTTCAATACGGACGGTTATTCCGAATCCTTTGGCAGTATTTCAGAGCAGACGGAAGCAATCGACAGAGCGCTGAACCGTCAGATCAGGGATCTGCTGGACGGAGAGCTTGATGACAACGGAACACCGCTGCTTTACAGGGGGCTTGACCGATGAAAGCGTGCAATGAAACGATTACCGTTCTCAATCGACGGGTAAATCCGGACACGAGGCTCGATGAATGGACACTCACAGTGATACGCGGAGTTTCGTGGCACAGTAAGATTGCGGCGAATGTCACGCAGGCAGGACTGAAAGCGGCCGATACAGCAACAGTGCGCATCCCTGCGGACGCGGACACGGGTGGTCGGACATACTTGACACCGCAGGCGTACAAGGCCGCAGAGAGCGTGTCAGGGGCTTATACGCTGGCTCGCGGAGATATACTCGTCAGGGCAGAGATCACCGAAGGCATCACACCCGCGCAGGTGCAGGCCGCTTTCGAGGATGTGGTGACGATTATCTCCGTGACGGATAACACCCGCAGACCGCGCGCACCGCACAGAAAGGTCGTGGGCGCATGACAAGCCGCGTCTTTAACTGTACGGTCGCTATACCTGACACCGACGGACTGCTCCGGAAGTTCAACCTCGAAAAAGGCGGACTTGTGCAGGAAGTCATCGACGAAAAGGTTATTGACTACAGCATTCCGTATTGCCCCTTCGATATGGGCACACTGGCATACAGCCCTTACATAGCAAGCGTGATCGGCAGCGGCGTGGTCGTGTACCCAGGACCATACGCGCGATACCTCTACTACGGTGTGGTCGTCACCGACGAAAACGGCCGAGTGTTTGTCGGCAAAGGCGAAAAGAAACCGATTGTGACAAATCGGCTCTTGCAATACAAGACCGACCTGAACCCCCTCGCGGGGTCCTTCTGGGTGGAGCGTATGAAGGCAGACCACCTGAAAGATATCGTACAGGAGGCGAGAAATGCCGCAGGAATCAAATAGCTTAGTGCAGGCGCTGCGTGTGTGGTTCAGCGGCTGTCCGCTGCTCCAGCCCGGCGCAAAGGTCGGCGTGGATTACCTCCCGGAAGCGCCGACAGAATACGCCGTATACGAATCGCCGTCAACGATTCGATACCGGGAAAATGTGCTCGGCGAGATCATCCCGACACAAAAACAAGAGCAGAATTTCATTTTTGCTTCAAAGGAACCGTTTGGAGCGGACACCGCGCAGAACATGATGAACGCAGCGTTCTACGAGGCGATTCTGCTCTGGATATGGACGCAGAATGATCTGCGCAATTATCCGCACTTCACATCCGGTACAATCACCAACATCACGCCGACGCTGACGGCATACCCCGCAGAGGTCGGCTCGGATGTGGCAAAGTACCAGATCCAACTCAAAGTCACATACAACAGGAGGGATTAACACATGAAGCTGCAGAGAAACAGATGTATCTTCTTTGCATCGTGGACAGGCGCAGCGATTGCCGCAGCAGCCACAGCCACGGTGGCGGGTGAGGGCATCACAGCAGCGACCGTGACCGCCGCAGACTTCGGCGAAAAGGTCGGAGCATCCGGCGAGTACACATTCACATACAACGGCACCGGCTGGACTTACCTCGGCACCGTCGTCACGCTTACGACATACGGCATCACGGCAACCGGCACGCCGGAGGAGGGTGACACGATCACTGTCACATACACCGCGGCATCCGGCGGCTGGGAGGCGCTCGGCAAGGACAACGACGACCTGAGCAAGGAGCTGAACCCGGACACCGAGACCACGAAAAATGTCCTCGGAGAATCTACCTTTGAACACAAGGGCTACGAGCCGGAGGTCAGCGTCGAGCCGTATTACATGGACCCGGGCAGACTGCTCTATGCGCACCTGAAGGATGTCGCAGAGCGCGAGCTGTACGGTGAAACCGACCTGCTCGGCCATTTTGCAGAGGCCTTCTTTGAGAGCGCAGACGAGGAGGCAAAGACCATGAACGGTTACTGCTATGTCCGCCGCGCATGGATTGTTCCGCAGTCGGTCGGCGGTGACACCGCGGGCTTTGCAATTCCGTTCACCGTCAACCCGATCGGCACACCGGTCAAGAAGCAGATCGTCTACGACATGGTCACGAACACGGCCACAGTCACGGACTTCGCCTAAGAGAATATGGAGAGAGGCAGGGAGCAGGCACATACGCGGGCTCCCTGCCTTGATTTAGAGGAGGATAGAAAATGAACGCACTATTCACTATTGACGACGGTACGCGGGAGTATACGCTGGTCAACCAGTACGGGCAGGAAATCTGTCGGCTGCATTTCAGGCCGAACGATATCTCGCTGTATGACCGATACCTCGCAATGCGCGACAAGTTCACCGAGATCGTAAAGCCGCTGGAGCAGATCGGCATCAACGCAGACGGCACAGCATCTGCCGAGGAAGGTCTCGCGATTCTGAAAGAAGCGGAAACGGCATTCCGGGCACAGCTTCGGGAGCTGCTCGACAGCGATGACGCGGACGCAGCGTTTGAAAAACGGAATCCGTTCTCGTCGGTCGGCGGACGGTTTTTCTGCGCGATCGTGACGGACGCGATCGGCAAGATGATCGAGGCGGCATACGCCGAGGAAGCGAAAGCAACCGCCGAAAAGACCGCGCAGTACATCGAGGAGGAAGGCAATGACGCTGGGCAGACTGCCGCGAACGCTTGACATTTGCGGCACCGAGTACGAAATCAGGTCAGACTTTCGGAGCGTGCTGCGCATTATCGCAGCGTTTCACGACGAAAACCTAACCGACCGCGAC